CACTGATGATGCTGGTTTTGCCCTGTCAAAGCGGGCTGACACTGATCTCGGTGCGCTATTCGGCGGTTTCCAAGGCGGCACTGCTTACAGCGGCGCAGTTGTTGGTTCCGACGGTAGCACTGCTTGGGACCCAACGGCTTCAACCAACACCGGTAACGGCGCAGCCCTAACTGATGCTGGTATCCGCCAGATGATCCAGACTCTTGACGATGCTGACGTTCCAATGTCACAGCGTTATCTGGTCATCCCACCTGTCGAAAAGAACAACCTACTTGGTATTGATCGCTTTACCGAGCAGGCTTTCGTCGGTGAGGCCGGTGCTCAGAACAGCATCCGCAATGGCCGTGTCGGCAACATCTATGGTGTTGAGGTCTATGTCTCCAGCAACGTACCCACGGTAACTGCTGATGACACTAACACCACTTATCGTGCTGCTGGCATGTTCCACGAGAGCGCAATGGTTCTCGTTACTCAGGTTGCTCCTCGCGTACAGACTCAGTACAAGCAGGAGTACCTTGGCGATCTCCTTACCGTAGACATGCTCTATGGTGTACAGGAGCTTCGTGACGAGGCCGCTGTTGTGGCAGTTGTACCTTCCTAATAGGCAGGTGACACAGCTGGGGGGAGCCAGCCTCCCCCGGCTTTTTTAAGAGGTGAGTATGGTTACAGTAGAAGACACACAGACAGGCAAAACCTTTGAAGTAGAAGAAGAGCACTGGGAACAGAATCTCTGGCGTGTGAAGCGTTACAAGAAGGCTGAACCTAAAAAGCCCGCAGGACGCCCAAAGAAGACGTACACAGACGAAACTGAGGAATAAGAATGGCTACCTACCTCTCAGCAGTAAACTCAGTCCTAAAACGCCTTAGAGAGCGCGAGGTGACGAGTGTCAACAATACTACATACTCAAGACTAGTCGGAGAGCTAGTAAATGATGTAAAAAGAGAGGTAGAAGACGCTTGGAATTGGACACATCTTAAAAACACTATTCAGGTAAATACAGAACAAGGTGTGTTCCGTTATTCCCTTACCGGATCAACTCGGCGTTTTAGGCTTATAAATGATTACCTGAACAGGCCGTCAGTATTTAATGACACAGAAGATGTTTACCTACAAAAATCACCCAGCACACGTTGGATGTCAAGACAACTCAACCACGATGATGTGACTGAGAACCAGCCACAGTGGTTTGAGTTTAACGGATTTGACAATGACGGAGATGTTATTGTCGATTTTTACCCAATTCCAGATAAAAATTATTCAATTAACTTTGATGTTATTATCCCTCAAGAAGATTTTAATACTAACGGAACAGATGATGACACAGTTATTCAATGCCCAGTACAACCTATTGTATTAGGCTCTTGGTCAAGAGCAATTTATGAGCGAGGCGAAGACAACGGATATTTGTCTGATCTAGCTTACAGGGACTATCAGACAGCACTTTCTGACGCCATTGCCCACGACTCAAGTAATACTTCTGACGAACCTAACTGGTACGTTATATAATGTCAAAGACTCAAACAAGTTTATCGGTTGTAGCCCCCGGTTCCCTTGGTCTTAACACTAAGCAAGCAGCTTTAGATTTAGGCCCAAACTGGTCAACTGATGTCAAAAATGCCGTTATTGCAGAAGACGGCACTCTTGCTGCAAGAAATGGCTGGCAAAAAACTTTTGATACTCCTCTCACAGGAGAGCCTAATGTAAAGTCTTTATTTGAATACATTGACGAGAGCAATGTAAGGCGATTTATTTTTGCAGCAGGCAACAAAATTTACGAAGATTTTAACAACCCAAGTGATGTAACAGGAACAATAACAACCCCTACAGACGATAATTGGAAATTCATTAACTTCAATAAAAAGTGCATTGGCATTCAGTCTGGACATGCGCCTATTGTAAAAACAGCAGAAGGAGATTTTGAAGACATTGCCTTTGACACTGCTCCTAATGATCCTATTGAGGTTCTTTCTGGTTGGGGTCGTGTTTGGTATGTAGATGCTGACAGACAAACAATTAGGTACTCTGATCTTCTACAAGAAGATATTTTAGACACGGGTTCCGCTGGTATTATTAACATGGAAACTGTCTGGGTAAAAGGCTCAGATGAGATTGTTGCAATATCTTCTTTCAACAACTTTCTTGTTATTTTTGGCCGTAGACAAGTAGTTTTATACCAAGGCGCAGAAGATCCAAATAACTCTTTGCAACTTGCAGACATTATTACTAACACAGGCTGTATTGCTAGAGATTCTGTGCAATCAGTTGGCGACGACATTTTCTTTTTGTCAGACGAAGGCGTTATTTCTGTAGCAAGAAACATTCAATCAGGATCTTTGCCGTTATCTAATGTTTCTGAAAACGTGTCAAATTTTCTTTCAGTTTTTTCTCAATCAGAAGCGCCTGAAAACATAAAGTCAATGTTTAAGACTGACGAAGGGTACTATGTTTTAACCTTTCCTACCTCAAACAGAGTTTTTTATTTTAACTTTAGGTATTTAACAAGTGAAGGTTTAGAGACAGAAGACGTACAGCTTAGAGCTAAAGTATCAAAACCAAGAGTTTCTGTTTGGACAGATATTACGCCTACAGCTTTTCTTTATTCTTCTTCAACAGGCAATGTTTTTATTGGCAAACCCGGTGTAGTTGGTGAATACAAAGGGTATCAAGACAACGGCCAACCATACGATTTTGAAGTAAAAACTGGGTGGTTGTCTGGCGGCGGCGAAGGCGGAACAACAAAAAAAGTTTTTAAGCAAGCGGTTGTAGTTGCAAGAGGAGGCTATGCAACAGATTTAGTGTTTGAGTGGTTTTATGACTACATACCCACAGGATATGATTCTAGTTTGCTTAGCATTGAAGCCGCCACGTCTCCATCAGAGTATGGTATTGCAGAATACGGAAAAGATGAATACAGCTCAAGCAACTTTATTACTAGCTTGCTATACAACATGACTGGTTCTGGAAAAACCTTTGCGTTAGGATTTAGGTCAACTATTAACGGCTCAGAAATAGAAATACAAAAAATAGATCTTTTTATTAAGACAGGTAAAATTAATCGGAGAACAAGGTAATGGCAAACTACAGCAAATCTACAAACTTTGCCGTTAAAGACTCTTTAACTACTGGTGACCCTAACAAAATTGTTTCTGGTACAGAGATTGATACAGAGTTTAATAGTTTAGCTTCTATGTCATCTACCAAAGCAGATAAAGTTGCGGGCGCTGCTGAAAACAATGTTGCATCTTTAACAGCATCGGGTAATTTGAAAGACTCTGGAATCCCTATTAACCAGCTTGTACCCTCAGGCGCTGTCCAGTATTTTGCTATGGACACAGCACCTTCAGGATGGCTAAAAGCTGACGGTTCTGCTGTTTCAAGATCAACGTATTCATCTCTTTTTAGCGCAATCGGCACTACTTTTGGAAATGGCGACGGATCTTCTACTTTTAATCTTCCAGACCTTAGAGGTGAGTTTTTAAGAGGTTGGGACGATGGTAGAGAAATTGACGATGGTCGTAGTTTTGGTTCTTTTCAACAAGATGAGAACAAGCAGCACAACCATGGGGGCTCTGTAGGATCAGTTGGTAACCATTCACATAGTTACCTAGGCCCCGGTACGGGCACCCGAGCAGCTGGCTCTACGTTCACATTTTCGGCAACGCAAAACCGCACAACTGACGGAGGAGGAAGCCACTCACATAGTATTAGCAACGATGGTGGCGCTGAATCTCGACCCAGAAACATTGCTTTGCTTGCTTGTATTAAAACTTAGGAGTTCAAATGGGATACTTTAATAAAACAATGTCCGTGCCGGATAACAAAGTCTCAATAAATGGGCATACAGTGACCGTAGACCTAAGCTATTTTGCAACACAAGGCTTTGTTTTAGTAGCGGAAGAAAAAGGTAAAGTTTGGGGAGAAAAAGACCCGTTCGATGGCAGACATGAGGTTGACGAGCAAAAAGTTGAGGAGGTTTTTGCTAAGGCACAAACGGTTGTTGATGAAACAACAGCTCCACCCCCGCCGCCAACGCTACAAGAAAAACGGGAGGAAGCTAGCCTTTCCAAATCCGATTTTAAGCTAGGTTTACTAAACATGGGTGAGCTGCAGCGGGTTAAAGACTTTATTGCGCAAACTGGGGATGACCGCATCCTTATACTTTGGGAAGACAGTGCTAATTTTAATCGCCTTCACCCTGATTTATTGCGCTTAGCAAATGAGCTAGGGTATACAGATGCTCAATTAGACGCGCTTTTTGGAATTAACTAGGTAGGTATAGATATGGTAGCGCCAGCATTAGCAGCAGCGGGTCTTTCGGCAGCGGGGTCATTGATTGGTGGCAAAATGTCCGCTGATGCGACAGAAAGTGCGGCAGGTAAAGCAGCCGCTGCATCAGCCCCTGTCCCTTTTAGCAGTCCTCTCTATAACACTCGATTCATAGGCACTGGGGCTGATAGATTTCTTAGCTCACAGCTTACCCCACAAGCGCAGCAAATTTCCCAAGGGCTGTTAAGTGATTTTGAATCTATACCTTTTAGTCAATTAACACAGCCCGGTTTTGAGTACGGCAGTGCTGCTGAGGAGTTATTGCCTCGTGCTGATGAAATTTATGGTAGAGCGCAAACTGCACTTGATCGCGGTGCTACACCAGAAGCTGCTTACGGTTTCTTGCAAAGAGCGCTAGGCCCAGAGCTAGAGCAGCAGAGACTTCAGCAAGAGACTCGTCTGGCTAATCAGGGTCTTTTAGGCGCCACTGCTGGTGCGCTGCAAACAGAAGCGCTTGGGCAAGGCCAGCAGCAAGCACTACTACAAGGGGCGCTTGGTCAACAGCAGTTCCAAGCGGGGCTTGGTCGAGGTTTATTAGGCGATGCTCTTAATTATCGCTCAACCTTTACTGACATTAACTTAGCCAGAGCACAGCAGGATCTGGCAGAACGTCAGTTCCTTAGCAATCTGCGGGCTAATGCTTTGTCTGGCGGCATTGGTTTGTTATCTGGCGCACAAGATGCTGGCGCTTTGACATTAAGAAGCGGAAGCCCACAAGGGTCTGCCCAAGCAGCGGCATTGGGTGCTCAAGGACAGCAGCAAATGGCTGGCAACATTGCCGCAGGCTTACAGTCTATTGGACTTGGTTTGGCTGGCATGCAAGAGCAGCCGTCTACTAGTAATCTAAGTACAGGCACCTATTCTAGTGGTTCTTTCCTGCCCGGAGGAGGCACAGGCTTTAGCGGGACAAGCAGCTTTTCTGCACCTATCGCTTCAGGTTTTTCTGGGACAACCCCCTTTCTACTACCCAATAGGTAAAAGACATGGCAGAAGGTTTACTACAAATGTTAGGTGGCGGGCAGCAAGCCCAACAGCAGCAGCAAGGAAACTTGTTAGGTGGGCTTTTTCAAAGTGAGAGCCAAGCTAGACGCCAAGGTCGTGAACGACTGCTAGGTCAGGCACTACAAATTGCCCAGCAGCAAGATCCTATTCGATCAGGGTTTGCTGTTGCTGGTGGGTTGTTAGGTGAAAGTATTGGCCGTGCTATGGGCAGAGTTACGCCCGAAGAGGCTAGACAGCAGAAATTTGCTGGTTTGCAAACACAACTTATGCAAGAAGGGCTAGACCCAGTACAAGATCCGGCTGGGTTCTACACTCGTGTAGCAGAGTTGTCACAAAATCAGGGGGATATGCAAACGGCCTTGCGTGCTGCTGCTAAAGCTAGAGAGTTTGCACCTGAGCCTGTAGAGACACAAAGAGTTATCAGAGGAGGTACACGAGAAGGCGATGCTGCTGGATTGTCAGAAGGCGAATCTGCTATTGGAACTTATGTAAATGGCGAAAGAATTGCTTTAAAAAATAGAAAAATTGTAGAGCCAGACGAATTAAGAGTAGGCGCTACTGGAAGATTTAAAAGAAAAAATTCTGATGAAGTAGTTACTTTAGTAAGAACTAGCAGAGGTTTAGCAGAACAGGTTGTTGGAGAAGACGGACAACCAACATTTAACTATGTAAATTCTTCTGATTATGAACAAGTATCTCGTCAACAAACTGATAGTAGGCAATCAGTAACTCCAACAGAGACACAGCTTAGCCCTTATGCAGCAGTTATTAATTCAAATGAAGATCTTAACGACAGAATAAAATCTCTTGTAGAAAGCGAGGACCCCGCTACTTTAGCTGGACTTAATATTCCGTTTACTGGTGGAAGAGATCAAAATGCTGTAGATGCTGTTAGTTTGCAAGCCCAACAAAGAGCAGCAGAAATTAGAAGTGATAATGCAGAGCTTACAATAGAACAGGCTCTTGAACAAGCTATTGACGAGTTAAGTCAAGTTACCGGAGAACCT